CTTAATGCAGAAGCTGAGTTGGCAAACATTCTGTCAACTGAGATTCTTGCTGAAATCAACCGTGAGATGATCCGTACCATCTATAAGGTTGCCGAGCCAGGAGCACAAGCAAACGTTTCTACTCAAGGAACTTTTGACCTCGACATTGACTCCAACGGTCGTTGGTCCGTTGAGAAGTTCAAGGGTCTTCTTTTCCAAATCGAGCGTGATGCAAACGCAATTGCACAACGCACTCGTAGAGGAAAGGGCAACGTAATCATGTGCTCTGCTGACGTTGCTTCTGCACTAAGCATGGCAGGTGTACTTGATTACACTCCTGCTCTAAATGCAAACCTAAACGTAGATGATACTGGCAATACCTTTGCTGGTACTCTACTGGGCAAATTCCGCGTATACATTGATCCATATTCTGCAAACGTTTCTGCTAATCAGTACTACGTTGTTGGATATAAGGGCACTTCACCTTATGACGCTGGACTATTCTATTGCCCTTATGTTCCTCTCCAAATGGTTCGTGCCGTTGGTGAGAACACCTTCCAACCTAAGATTGGATTTAAGACTCGCTATGGTATTGTTGCAAACCCATTCGCTAAGGGTGCTACTCTTACCGATCCTGGTGTACTTTCCACCAACAGCAACGTATACTATAGAAGAGTTAAAGTTGCAAACCTCATGTGATTTATACCACATAGATTTGTTAGAAGAGGTCCGAAAGGACCTCTTTTTTTATCTAAATATTTAAAAAAATGACAAGCACTGGAAACATATTTTCAAAGCAAATAACAAACAGAAATTTTTTATCAACTGGTGGATTTAAGTTTATTTTAAATCGAGCACCTAAAATTGCTTTTTTTGCAAATGAAGCAAATATACCTGGAATTACTTTAGGAATTGCTAATCAACCATCATATCTAAAAAATCTTGATATTCCTGGAGATAAGTTGGAATTTGATGATTTTAGATTAAGATTTTTGGTTGATGAAAACTTAGAAAATTATATGCAAGTTCAGAAATGGATTAGAGGATTAGGGTATCCAGAATCTTTAAAAGAAATATTCAGTTTGCAAAATGAACCTGTTACTATTGACAATAAAAATTCACCAATGATGAATATCTATTCTGATGGCACGTTGATGGTTTTAAATAGCAATTATAATACTCAGTTTAAAGTTGTATTTGAGGATATGTTCCCATACGAATTGGGACAATTAGAATTTAATGCTACGGAAAATGATACAGAATACTTTACATCTGAAGTAGTATTCAAGTATACTGTCTATTATATAACAGATACTAATGGCAACAGACTATGATAATTGATTTGGAATCTTTGCAGGAAATGTGGGAAAAAGATTCTAAAATAGATATTGACAATCTTCATCTAGAATCATTAAAAATTCCTATTCTTCATGCAAAATATCACGATTTTTACAACAAGATATTACTTTTAAGAAAAAAGTCAGAACAAGAAAAAAAACAAATAAACCTAGAAAGGTATAAATATTATACAGGTAAATCTTCAATAGAAGTTTATGCTGAAGAACCATTTCCATATAAAATAAGAGATAAGGAAACAATTCAAAAATATATCGATGGTGATAATTCCATTTCTAATGTGTCAATGAAGATTGAATACTATAATGTAATTTTACAATACTTGGAAGGGATTATTAAAATGGTAGAAAATAGAAGTTATCAAATAAAAAATTCTTTAGAGTACATGAAATTTCAATCTGGTCTTGGATGATATATAATATAGCAGAATGAAAATGAGTGACTGATATAAAAATTTTTAAGAAGAATGAGGTTTACATTAAGTTAGAATGTGAACCTCATATTTTGTATGAACTTCAACAATACTTTACATTTGAGGTTCCTAATGCAAAATTCATGCCTCAGAGAAGAAATAAAAATTGGGATGGATCAATAAGACTTCTATCAGTACATACTGGAGAATTGTATGTGGGTCTTCTTGATAAATTGATTTCAAAAATTAAATTGCATGATTATACTTATGAATTTGTAGAGAACAAATATTACGGTCTTCCATTCGAGATTAATGAGAAAATATCTCTAGAGGGTGTAAAAGACTATATGAATTCAATTTGCAAATATAATCCCAGAAGTTATCAAATTGAATGTGTATATGATGCTTTAAGATACAATAGAAAATTGTTGATAAGTCCAACTGCATCGGGAAAATCTTTAATGATTTATTCTATTGTTAGATATTTTGAATCATTAAATAAGAGAATATTAATTGTTGTTCCAACAACTAGTTTAGTAGAACAAATGGTTAAGGACTTCTCTGACTATGGATGGGATGCTGATAATTATTGTTATAAAATTTATTCTGGAAGAGAAAAGGTGAATGATTATCCAGTAACAGTAACCACTTGGCAATCCATCTATAAACTGGAAAGATCATTTTTTGAAGATTATGAAGTAGTGATTGGTGATGAGGCGCACCTTTTTAAAAGTAAGTCTTTGATTAATATTATGTCTAAGTTGCACAACGCAAAATATAGATTTGGATTTACTGGAACATTAGATGGAACTCAGACCCATAAATGGGTATTAGAGGGTCTATTTGGACCATCATATAAAGTTACTAGAACATCGGAATTAATGGAGAAAGGAATAATCTCCACTTTAGATATATTTTGTTTGCTTGTAAAGCATAGTGGAAAAAAGTTTGAAACTTATGAAGATGAAGTTCAGTATTTAATAGGTAATGATAAAAGGAATAAATTTATAAAAAATTTAGTACTAGACCTAAAGGGAAATACACTTGTTTTATTTTCTAGAGTTGAGAGTCATGGAAAGATTTTATATAATTTAATAAATAATAGTGTTGAGAATAGAAATGTGTTTTTTGTTCATGGTGGTGTAAATGTAGATGAAAGAGAAAAAATAAGAGAAATTACTGAAAGAGAAAACAATGCAATCATTGTTGCATCATATGGAACGATGAGTACTGGAATAAATATTAAAAATTTGCATAATGTTGTTTTTTCATCACCAAGTAAATCTAGAATAAGAAATTTACAAAGTATTGGAAGAGTTCTACGTAAAGGGAAAAATAAAGATAAAGCAGTTTTATATGATATAGCAGATGATCTTACATACAAGTCATCTAAAAATTATACTTTAAATCATTTTATAGAAAGAATAAAAACATACAATGAAGAAAATTTTAACTACGAAATAATTCCAGTAAATTTAAAATAAAATAATGGAAGAAGAATTTTATGCATCAATAAAGTTTAAGAATGGTGAAGAAGTTTTTTCTAAAGTTTCTGTTTGTGATGAACAAAGTTTATTTTTAATATTATTGCACCCTATTACTATAGTAGAAATAAAAGAAAGAAATAATGTGGTTGGATTTAAAGTAGAACCCTGGTTAAAAACTGCTAGTGATGATACTTTTATAATTTCTATGGAGGATATTATCACAGTATCTGAATCTGATAATAAGGATATGATAATGACCTACAAATCTTATGTAAGACAGGTAAGTAAGAGCATTGGAAATAAATTTAAGATTGACCGTAAAATGGGTTATATAGGTTCTATAGATGATGCTAAAGAGATGCTAGAAAAGTTATTTAAAGATAATTAATAAGGCCCGGTGTTCTCTTGAACGCGGACAAGGCATATCCTACACGATATTTTGAACTTTGTCAATTCTTCTATAGTTGCATAATTTTAAATAAGGTGTTATTATGATAACAACTTTGATAGATATATAAATGATTACTACAGCAGTAATGACTAAAAGAAAAAGATCTATTCATTATGTCAACAACAAAGAGTTTCTTGCAGCGTTGATTAAGTATAGAGAAGATGTAGAAATAGCAAATATCAATAATAGACAAAAACCACCAATTCCGAATTATATTGGAGAATGTTTCTTAAAGATTGCAACTCATTTATCATTTAAACCAAACTTTGTCAACTACATGTTTAAAGATGATATGATTTGTGATGGTATTGAAAATTGTGTACAATATATTCATAATTTTAATCCAGAGAAATCTCAAAATCCATTTGCATACTTTACTCAGATTATTCACTACGCTTTTCTGAGACGTATTCAGAAAGAAAAGAAGCAAATTGAAATTAAAAATAAAATTTTAGAGAAAAGTGGTTACAGCGATGTTTTTGATGGAAACATGGTTGACGGAGATAATTTTTCTGACTACAATTCTATTAAAGATGCAGTTTATTCAAAATTAAGGTATTAATGAAAGTTGCAATCATAACAGATACTCATTGGTCTGCTAGAAAGTCTTCTAAAATATTTCAAGATTATTTTGAAAGATTTTACAAGGAAGTATTTTTCCCAACATTAGAAGAGAATGATATTGACACTATTATTCATTTGGGAGATGCTTTTGATAGTAGAAAATCTATTGATTTGTCCGGACTTGAGTGGACTAGAAGAGTTGTACTTGACCCAATTTCAAAGTATAATGTCCATTTGATTACAGGAAATCATGATTGCGCACTTAAAAATACAAATAGAATAAATTCACCAGATCTTTTGTTGAAAGAGTATAGGAACATAAAAACCTATAGTTCACCCATAGAAGTGAACATTGGTAAACTGAATATTTTATTATTACCATGGATTAATCAAGAAAATGAAAAAGAAACTTTCGATCTTATTAAAAAGACTACTTGCAAGGTTGCGATGGGGCACCTTGAACTCCAGGGATTTAGAGTTAATCGACAACTCACAATGGAATCGGGTTTTGATGGCAAACTATTTGAGAAGTTCGAACGTGTCTACTCGGGACACTATCACACTAGATCGGATAATGGAAAAATCTTCTACCTAGGAAATCCTTATGAGATGTTCTGGTCTGATGTTGAAGACGATAGGGGATTTCACATCTTCGATACAGAAACTTTAGAACATAAACCAATTAATAATCCAAATAGACTTTTTTATAATATTTACTATAATAATGATAATTATCAAACATTTGATAGTAGAGAATATGAAAATAAAATTGTAAAAGTTATAGTGAAGAAAAAAGACAGTTCTTTAAAATTTGAAAAATTTATTGATAAACTTTATTCATCTAATGTGTCCGAATTAAAAATTATTGAAAATTTTGAAATCGAAGAGTCTCAAGATTTCTCATTGAATGACTCTGAAGACACTTTAACTATTCTTAATAGGTACGTTGAAGAATCTGAAATAAATCTAGATAAGAATAGAATACAGAATATGCTAAGAAAACTCTATCAAGAATCTTGTGAAGTAGTTTAATATGTTTATTTTAACTATTACGGGAAAGGAGGATGAGGGAGCATATTCAGTTATTGATGAGGATGGAGATAAAATTCTTTATATATTTCAAGAAGAGGATGATGCAATAAGATTTGCACTTTTGCTTGAAGAATCTGGTTATCCCGATATTCATGCCATAGAAATAGAAGACGACATAATTTTAAAAACATGTGAATTGTATGGATATCTTTATACAATTATAACTCCAAATGACATTGTAATTCCACCAGAAACAAATGATAATTTTCAAAAAGATTCGTTGGCGTAATTTTTTAAGTACGGGTAATACTTTTACTGAAGTAAATTTAAAAAAAAGTGGAACTAATTTAATTGTTGGTACTAATGGTGCAGGAAAATCGACTGTTCTAGATGCTCTTACATTCTCTTTGTTTGGAAAACCATTTAGAAAAATTAATAAACCTCAACTTATCAATGCTATAAATGAGAAGGATTGCTTAGTTGAATTGGAGTTTTCTATTGGTTCTGCTGATTGGAAAATTTTAAGGGGAATCAAACCTAGTGTATTTGAAATTCAAAAGAATGGAAAACTTCTTGATCAATCTTCCACATCCTTAGATCAGCAAAAGTGGTTGGAGCAAAACGTTCTTAA